TTATAATCTCCAAGTAGTAGATAAAGAAAAACCCCACCCAACGGGCAGGGCATTCAATGGGGTTATTAGCCCCTGAGGATTTTCACCTCGACACCTCTGCGGTAGCGAATCGCACTGGTAAATTTGCTCCCCCTCTTTAACCAGTAGGGGCGAACTGGGGCTGCTGTATTCAAAACGCGATTTAAAACCTTGACGGTTCACCGTGTGGCCTGACGATAGGGACATGTCGTTCCCAGCATTAATCAATTAGGGATAGGCAGTCTTGGTAAGGTAATCACCAAGGGACCATAGACCTGAACTGTATTCCCTGACCACAACTACATTGTATCAGGGTTAATTAACTTGTGTATAAAGTATTTTACTAGGATGATTATTATCAGGAGGAAGTTGCAATTGAAGTGTTATTAGGATTATACATTATATACAAGATATGAAATATCGCAGTATATAATAATGGTATACATGTATTGTATATATACTCTTTGTTTACTAAAGGTCTGTAGGACTTTATTAAACTATACTGCTTTGTAGCAGTGGTATCTTTCGCTGCCAAGCTCAAGTGCATTCGTTCAGTCGCCACGAAAGGCTGTTGAACCATTATAAGAATAGTATTCAATCCTGTGCAAGCTTTTTATTTCCAATTGGAAGTAGCAATGGGTATTGACTAATGATAAGTTGATTAAAACAAAGACTAATTAATAGGGAATTATTTTAATGACCACTATAGTATTCAACGTAGAAACACAGGAAATAGCCTGTGATAGTAGATGTACGGACTCTAATGGAGTCATCATTTCAGATAGTGCTATGAAGGCTGTAAGACATGGAGATGACATCTGGTTCTTAGCAGGGGACTGTGCTGACATGGACCTCCTGATGGATGCCCAGATTCATGAGCAAGTTCCTTTTGCTTTAGAGTGTGCTGCATTCGTTTGCCGCCCTGAGGGATTCTTTACTGTTTATACAAATAAGGATAATCGGGTTTGTCAACTTCCAATGGATTACACAGAAGGCATTGGCACTGGTGCTTATTTCGCAGTGAGCGGCATAGATTTGGGACTAACAACCAGAGCGGCGGTTGAGTATGCCATTACCAAAGATAGTAACTCTGGCGGCACTGTACACCTATATAATAAGGATGGTATCATACCCCCTGATAATTCAATTGAATAGAGGAGGCTATAATGCCTATTAAGAATAAATTTGAAGCAGTCACAGGTGTCGGTGCTTCCGATGCCATTGACATTCAGGATACTAATGATATCCGAATTTCCTACCAAGTTAATGTAATTGGTACGGTCACATATAGTGTGCAGCACTCAGTAGGCGGTGATGTATTCATTGACAACACTGACAACACTGCTCAGACAACTTCACAAGATGGGAACTATGTTTTCCCGGTACAGAAAGTCCGAGTTAATATAACAGCAGGTACTGGCACAGCGACATTACATGTCCGTCAGTTGGTGGTGTAGTATGACTAAATTAGGAAGCACATTCGTATCGGAAGACCCTGATAGCCGGGGCACACCCGGTACTAAAGGTGACACAGGTGATACAGGTGGTACTGGACCAGCAGGCCCAGACATCAATACCACTAAAGGTGATGTTGCAGGTTTTGATACAGCATCAGCTCGTATTCCTGTCGGTTCTAATGGACAGGTTCTAACCGCAGATAGTGCGGAAGCTCTTGGATTAAAGTGGGCAGCACCAGCAGCAACACCAACTACTACGGAAGGTGATATTATCCAACGTGGTGCATCAGCAGATGAGCGGTTAGCCATTGGTACAGCAAACCAAATACTAGCAGTGAACTCTGGAGCAACTGCGTTAGAGTATGTAACTCCAGCAGCAGCTGGTGGAGGTGTGCCTCACCAATACCAACCAGTTGACTTTTCTGCCCCTGCATACTCAACCAGTGCTTTTGCAGGAAAAGGCATGTCGGTAACTTGTAACACCAACATATCAATTACCTCAGTTTTAGCATGGACTAATGCGGATGCATCAGCCACATACAAGATGGTGATTTGTGAAGTGTCAGGAAGCTCTGATACCATTGATGTTATATTAGCGACCTCTAATACTGTTGGTCCTACCGCTCCCGGTAAGGTTAAACATAACTTGGTGTTTGCTACTCCAGTACCTTTAGTAGCTACTAAGCTTTATGCATTCATGCTTATTAGGGCTGACGGCACAGGCACAGCAGTCAATGAGTCATCTTCTAACGCTGATGAATACAGCTGTACAGAAATGTCGTATCGGTCATTCTGTCGCATAGCTAGTAACTCATTATCTGTTTCAGATACCTTAAGGTTAGACACAACCAATGCATCAACCTTTCAAATTAACTACACTATAGATTAGGAGAAGTAAATGTATGTTAGACAGACGACATTCACCTACCACAGTAAGCGATATGATAAGGACGTTACCGTCCCCCGTGGCTACAAAAGTGATGGGGCCACTGGTGCTAAGGACATCAAATCCCTTAGCTGGTGGGTACACGATAAGCTCTGCGATAGTGGAGTGTTTGATGATGGTTCAGACTGTAACAACCTGCAAGCATCAATGATATTATCCGACATCCTCAAGTCTGAGGGTAGATGGATTAGAGCAAGAACATGGTTCGTAGCCACATGGTTATTCGGCGGCGGCAAAGCACGCGATAATGGGATGTACTAAAATGAGTGAATTCAAGATTAATTACAAGGGCTGTAAAATGCTCCTAGAATTTGAATACAAATGTCAAGAGTGTGGTCATCACCACATAATTGAACAGTACCGAAGTGACACTATGCGGGGCCGTAAATGCTTATGCAAAGGTTGTGAAGGTGAGTTAACTCGATTCATTCGCACAGCCCCTCTGCTGGATGCGGATTACCATGAAGCTCACTTAACAAGAAACATTGGGTGGGATGATAATGGCTAAAGAATATGATGAATGGGAGGATGTAGAAGACCCGGATGAGGACGAGGTTAAGAGCCAATCCCTCAAGGAGCAGCTACTCCCCAGAACACAATACAACATGCCTATCCCGGATAGGTTTTGCAAAACAACTAAAGCTTTGTTCTATGAGTATCGCTACCAAACTACGGTAGATGATAAGGCACCTTACACTCTCAAGTATCAGGATTTCGTTGACCCGACTGGGCATAGGTACAAATCCATGTACCAAATCTATATGAACTGTGATAGTGAGTATGAGGCAGCAATCAAAATTTTGGGTAGCTTTCCACACTGGAAAAAGCTTAAGAGATGTTCTTGGTTCCACGACCATATCGAACGATGGGAAGAAGAACGCAACATCAGGGATGAGGCAATTGCCCGGAGTATCCTTGTTAAACTAGCGGAGACTGGAAACGTCACCGCAGCACGTACATTGTTTGCTAATGCTAATGCGACCAAGAAGGCTATGGGAAGACCAGAAGGCGGCGGCAAGCGTACTGAAAGCACAGGCGATGAGGAGCTAGACCAGATGCTCGGACGCAGTTCTGATGCAGGGGAAAATTAGATGGACCCAATTACCATGATGGCAGTAGCATATACCTTACCTTTAGGCTGGTTATACTATTTGCTTAGAACAGCTAATAAGAGAATTGATGACATGCAAAAGCAGTATTATGACAAGGAAGAAACGGACAAGATGATATTACTTCATCTTCAACCAGTCCTGCAAAGCTTGCAGCATGTTAAGGATGATACCGTAGAAATTAAACACCTAATAGGAAAACTATTCGATGGCCAAAGCAAAAAGTAAAACGGTCAGAGAGTTAAAAGTAGAGGCACTTCAATTGGAGTGCCTTCACTCGTTATGGAAGTTTGCATGTGTCGTAGAACCTCACAGGGTTTACGGAGACTGTCACCGAGAACTATTCGAGTTCTGGCAGAATTCAGAGACTATGAACATAGACAACACCTTAGCTTTACTCCCGCGTGACCACCAGAAAAGCCATGCTCTTGCAGTAAGATGTGCATGGGAGATATATCGCAACCCCGCGATTACAATCGTTTATACTTCTGCTACCTCAGAGTTAGCGGAACGTCAGCTTGTCGATATCCAACAGATAATCGAAGGCAAATTCTTCAAGATACTGTCCCCTAATATGATTCACCCTAACAAGGGTAAACGAGCTATGTGGAATACCACAGGCATTAGTGTGGACCATCCAGCCCGTGAGAAAGAGGGTGTGCGTGACCCGACTGTAGCTATTGCAGGATTGACAACTAATACAACTGGGTGGCACTGTAGCTTCCTAGCTAAAGATGATGTGGTAGTACCGCAGAATGCATACACCTCAGATGGCCGTAAGAAGGTCGCACAGGCATGTTCACAGCTAGCCTCTGTACTTACTACGGGTGGAGTCGAATGTGCAGTAGGCACACGTTACCATCCCAAGGACCACTACAATACGCTTAAGAACATGGAAGAGAATATCCATGATGAAGAGACTGGCGATATCCTTGATACCAAGATGGTTTATGCCATCCATGAACGTCAAGTGGAGAACAATGGTTGCTTCCTATGGCCTCGCTCGGCTCGTAAGAGTGATGGCAAGATGTTTGGGTTTAACTGGACTGAGTTGGCTCGTAAGAAAGCTAAGTATGAAGATGCTTTGCAATTCTTCGCTCAGTATTATAACAACCCTAATGACATGGACAATCGGAACATTAACCGGGACAACTTTGTATATTACAACCAAGAGCACATAACAATGCGCCAAGGCAAGTGGTATTACAAAGAACGCAAGTTAAACGTCTATGCTGCAATGGATTTCGCATACAGCCTTAACATGGACTCGGATTATACTGTAATCATAGTTGTTGGTATTGATTGGGAGTTCAACGTTTACATTCTGGACATCCTTAGGTTCAAGACTAAACGAATCAAGATATACTTCGATAATCTGGTGAATGCTTTGCTCAAGTGGGAGTTCACACGACTACGGGCAGAAGTGACAGTGGCACAGGTCGTCATAGCCCAGTCATTGAAAGAACTTATCTCATCCGAAGGTATGCATTGCAAGGTGCATGAATTCCGTCCTACGCGCCACGACGGTGACAAAGAAGAGAGGATGGCGGCAGCACTCGACCCTAAATATGAAGACAAGAAAATTTACCACTTTAAAGGGGGACTTTGCAGTATCCTTGAGGAAGAGTTACTATTAGACAACCCAGAACATGATGATATCAAAGATGCCTTAGCTTCTTGCCTATCAGCTGACTATGTTAAGAAACCACGCAGACCTCAAGAAGACATGGATGGGAGCATGGGCATGTCAGTAATGTCACGACTTAAATTTAATAACAGATTCGGAGGTGTTTCGTAATGAGCACAAACGCATTAAGTGTGCTAAGAGCACTGACCCCAGAGGTCATGGCAGATGAGATAGTTAATCAATGGGCCAGATACAAACTGGCGCGTAACTCATGGGAAGCTGAGATGCTGGAGATACGTAATTATCAATTTGCAACCAGCACAAGGACGACAGAAGTTGGCCTTAATAACTATAACAACAGCACAACAATACCCAAGCTGTCACAGATAGCAATGAACTTGAAGGCTAACTACAATGCCCATCTATTTGCAACTCCTGATTGGGTGCAGTTCCAAGCATTCGATGTGGATGCAGCATCAGCTGAGTCTAAGGAAGTAGTTCAGGCTTATGCTCGTACCAAGGTGGAACGTAAAGATTATGTCAAAGTATTATCAAAATGTCTGGATGACTGGATACTTTCAGGTGTATGTTTCGCGCAGCAACGCTATGTAACAGAGATGGGAAAGGATGCCAGTGGCAACCCTATTGTATTATATCAAGGACCAGTGCTGGAGCGTATAGCCCCACAGGATATAGCATTTGATGTCACGGCTACCAGCTTTGAAGCGTCAGTCAAGATTATACGTAAAGTGTATACCTTGGGTGATATCGCTCGGTTAGTAAACGATGATGCTCAGACTGCATTCACCCCTGAGTTACTTGAGAACATTCGCAAAACTAAACGCATGGTTAAATCATCTGGCATTATCAAAGCTCCAGAAGGAGTAGATTGGCGAGGAGAGGGACTAACCAAAGATGGGTTTGGTGATTTGCTTAACTATGTCAATGGTGACTTAGTAGAAGTTCATGAGTTCTACGGGGATATGTACTCGCTAGAAACTGGTGAGTTTTTACCTAACCATAAAATAGTTGTGGCAGATAGACGATTAGTTATTGAGCAACGCCCTATTGATACAGCCAATGGCTCATCACAGATTTACTATGACACTTGGGAAGAACGCCCAGACAACCTAATGGGTATGTCTCCACTAGCACGCCTAGTTGGTATGCAGTTTAAGTTGGATAAGCTTGAGAATATGCGAGCAGATATCTTCGACCGCATTGCACACCCAGACGTTGTAGAATCAGGAGACATTGAGTTCTATGGTGTTCGTGGTGAAGTTGGTGGACGGTATGTGACAGATGAGCAAGGCACAGTCACTTACTTACGACCTGATACAACTATCCTGAATGCTGACTTCCAGATTAACAACACAATGCAAATCATGGAAGAGATGGCAGGTAGCCCACGTAACGCATCAGGCTTCCGTACACCGGGAGAGAAGACCAAGTTTGAAGTGCAACATCTGGACCAAGGTGGCAATCGAATCTTCCGAGAGAAGACACGCAACTTTGAGGCTAATTTCATTGAGCCTATCTTGAATGACATTATCATGCTTGGCCGAACTAACATCGGTGAGACTGATATGGTATC